TTGTGTGACTTACGAGGTGGTGCATACTTGACCACTCTAGGTTTAGTAACAGCAGTATATATTTTCAATAGTGTGTCTGATTTCATGCTATCCAATCTGGTTTTCTGGATGGGTCACGTAAATAGTTTACTGAAACCCAAGGTTTGCTTGCAATATATCTCTTGTAAGCAGTAAATATATCAATACTTGTATCATTCTTGAACTCATCTGGACCTGCAAAAGTAAATGATTCAGGTGTAGTTGGTTTCAAGGATGGTAGCAAGGATGCTGCTTCGAGTATAGTTTTCTCACAACTGTGAACTTTACCATACCTATGTTTGTACTCAGCACACAATCCTATACCATGAGCAAGTAACCATCGTGTATTAATAACTGATTCATTTGCCCATACAGTACAAGGATGATTGCGAAATGCACCATGCTCAGTCTTATATGGTGTACCATCTTTCTTGTGGATCTGACCATAACCATGACCCCACTTATCAGAACAAACAATAGAAATCATCTGACATGTTTCTAAAGGCATCTTGACTACATGCTTATCAGGTAAGCATTGAGCAGACTTATATGGTGATGGATCAGTAACGAAGATATTCATAGGTTAATCAACACTGTAGAAAGTATAGCACAAATAAAGCTCTTGTCCACATTTAATATCCTTGATCGTTTTCATATGATACATTACCCATCTCTCATTCACCTCTGCCCACTTAACACAGTTGGGTGTCTCACTATGATTAACGAAACCACCAAGAGGTGTTCTCATAATATCTTCATCTACAATCACGTGAGATATACCAAGATAAACACCTTCAGGTATATCCTCAACAGCAAATAAGCCCTGTCCAGAGACAGAGCTATCCTTTACGTGTAAACATTTAGGTAACGCTTGATACATGATATAATGTTTGTTTACTCTTTAATTGATCTACGATATACTTTAGTTAAATGCTGTTCAAGCTTAACATCATCAATACCAGCACGACCTGCTAGTTTAACTGATGATACTGGATCTACTTCCCACATAGCATGAATCAAATACCTTATCTCACATGTCGTGAGTTCTACCATCGTAGATACTTTCTCATGTCTATCATTATCCATGAGAACAGATTGTTGATCTTCATGCGTGAAATAGTCGCCACTCATACATTTTCCTCCAATTCGACAGGTTCAGGGGGTGCAAATGAATCTGATAACAATAGTGTTTCAAATTCGCTCCTAGAGACTGCTTCACCAGTAGGTGTATCTCTAACGTACTCATCGTAAGATAAGTCCATCTCAGCGTCATCTAACGCCTTCAGAATACCTTTTACAGAGTCACCATTTTCATGCATGAGTCTCTGCAAAAGATAAAAATCATCATGGGTGAGTTTAACAGTAATCTCATCCATATTAATAGCGTGAAGGAATCATACGATACTCAGGATCAATGAATGGTCTAGGATTAGTCATCCCTTCAACATATTCAATTAGTTGATCACGTATTTGTATCACATCTTCAAAACATTCTTGATTGTGTGCACATGATCTCAAATGATGATCAGGTTTGTGCAAAGACTCAAGAAGTATACCCTTGGCTAGATCCCAACTCTCATATGAGGTTGGTTTAGTATCAAGAGATTTCTGATCCTTCATAGTCCTCCCTTTTTGTTATTTAGAAATTGATTGTCTCTATTTTAAGACACAACCGCCACAATACGTGAATCTTTTATGATGTCTTTAGATTGTAGTAACGATTAGTTACTCATACTCAAAGTAGATACCATGAGTAGCATTGAATTGATCAACACTAAGGTAATCTTCACTATGAACCTCTGGTTCACCAGTAACTAAAAACTCAGCGTCAAAGTATTCAGCACTTACTCCATAACTATCACATGTTTCTAAGTACTGATGTGCATGGGTATCATTCATACCACATACATTAAAGCAATAGCTTAGATCTAATAATACTTGATCAATTGTTGAAATCATTGTGAATTCCTTCAGCGAGATCGGCTAATGCACCGAGTTTTTTTACGATAGTACGAGTGTTTACCCCATACGAGGCTGCTGAGTGGGCAATCTTAGGATCTCGAACCGACATGAGGATATCGAGTAAGAAGTCCAACTCAGCAGCAGTGAGTTTGCTCTTTAAGTTAGTCTGCACCATAGTCAACGATATACTGGTCAATTGCTTCTAATAGCTCAACGCCATTAACTGCTGATTCTAGTTGATCGAAGATACTCATAGGGTTGTTCCCTTAACGACTTCCTTACTATACATCAGAATCCGACCCCGACAAGGGGGTGTGTGCCAGTTTGTTGAAGTGCACACTCTTAGAACCTTCTCCAATGATCAAAGTGTATCATACCTGTATCGAAATCAGTGAGATCTGGGTTCAATACCAGTTTAACATCACCAGCAACTGACCTAATATATGTACCTGACCCTGAATCACCCTTAAAATAGTGATTTAAATTTGACGGGAAGACTACTAGATCACCTGCTGCAACTGAAATCGTATGATTATTGGACGTTATGAAGTTTTGACTGCTTACTAATGTCCTATCTTTACCCTTGGGATCCATCATACCCTCACTATAACAGTTTGGGTTGCATGGATTATAAAATGATAGGGTAGCTTGAGGTGGTACATGTACATAATATACGAATGATAGATCAGAACATGCATGTGTATGCATACCCATATCATCCTTAGCGTTCACGATTGTGAACCATGCTTTCATTATATGTGGTGATAGTCTATCAGTTCTAATACCAGCACCATCAAGACAATCAATTAAAGAATCAGCGATAGCAATGAAGAACTCATTAAGATCTTCCTCGTGATGTAACAGGCACTTGTCTCTAGTCTCACCCGTAATACTATTATCACCAGTTGCATCTGGATCGAATTGAAACTCAGTTTTACTGTGTAACAAATCATTCCAGTTACCATCTATGCTACACTGGTAAATAGCAGTAGGAAACAATGGATGTATTTGATTATTAATCATGACAGTTGAATCGTATGGTAGTTATCTCGCCAATGCTAAGGATCTACAAGTAGAAGCTAAGAACATCTTAGCAGTTGATCCAGAGCAAAAGCTTACATGGTGGTATGATTTCAATAGATCTCCAGAGAATATAATAGAGAACTTTATATTCAAGTCATCCAGACAGCATAACCTATTTCATAGCTATGTTGGTGCTGAGTGGTGGATAAGAGAACATACAACCATTGAGAGTGACTGGAGATTCCACGCAGATATTGATCTTGATAGACGTGAAAAATGCAATGAGATACATGCAGCACCATTCTCTAGTGTAACATACTTATGTGATAGTGGTCAACCAACTGTATTAGTAGATCATTACAATGACTGGAATAACACAGACGGACATATTATTGGTGAGAATAACTGGACATTCTGGGCTGCACCTAAGTTAGGTAAGCACATCAACTGGTCTATACCATATTATCATGGAGTACCAGCAAACTTTGGATCTTTAGATAATGAGACTAGAATTACACTCATGTATAATGTATGGAGATGGAAACCATGTGAGCCTGCATGTGTAGAATATAATCTACCTTACAACATAGCACAAGGTGAAGCTTATCTAACCGTAAAAAAAGATATCGAATTACCTTGGCTAGAACCACACGGTTATTTCAACTGTGAACTAGAAGGTTATCCAATATCTATGCAATATCATGGTTACTATAAACAACACAAGAGTTGGATGGTAACTCAACGATCACCAGATCATATTGATACTATCCCACGTTTTCCCACGCAAGATTCCCAGACTCATTAAAGATACAAGCATAAACATAATGATCTGCATCAGGACAGAGACTAGACTTAGGAAACCAATCCTCTGCATCTGACTGTGCTGCAGTTATAGTAGTATATCTTAGAGTACCATAAGTACTATTTTTAAACTCTGTTAATAATGGATCAGCCATGAATCCTTCATACCATGTCCATATAGTATTAATCTTAGTTGTATCACCTGCAGCCTCTAATAGTCTTATCTTTGAAGCATCATACCATAGTACTGGTAATCCCAATGCCTTAGAATAATCGCTGAGTGTGTTTTGTAGTGCTTTATAGTCCATAGGAGTTATGTTAATCATCATAAGTTGATGAGTACTGTCTTATTAATTTATATCGTATCTGGTTAAAGTATGTAGTAGGTTCAACATCATGCATCCATTTACTAGTATCAAGAGCATTCATTGCATAGTATTCTAGATCCTGAAAATCATATAATAATTCACGTATGAATACATCTTGTATTAAAGTTTGCACCCATGTAACACATACTCTTCTTTCCCCTTTAGTCACAGGTGTTACCTTGTGCCATAAGTTTGGATCAAATAATATACATTCACCTTTCTTGAGTCTATAACTATATGTTTCAGATCCAAATCTAACTTGAAGATCACCACCTTCATATTCATCAGGATCATTGATTGCTGTTATCATCACATAATCTGTTCTCAACTTTCTATTCATGATAGGAGCATCATTATGAAAATCATAATGACCTTCATCCTCCTCAGTATACTTAACAAACATTGGTCCTGATGACCGTTTCACACAAAGAGCTGATGTAAATGTAGATTTCCAGAAATAACTCTCCCACAATTCAATAGCAGCATCATTATCAGTTAATTGTTGGGTTCTTTTTATTTCTCTGTTAGTAGTACCGCTATCGCTACCATCTATAAACTCACCTTCATCATAATATTTTTGAATTTGATCACAAATGGATGGATCCATCCACATCATTTTACGAACCATATTTACATACCTGCAGCAGCTTTAGCTTCATCTAATTTTTTCTGGTCTTCTTCAATCTGAGCAATCAATACCTCAACAGGATCAGTCAAGTGTGATATAGATGGTACATTATAATGTGGTGCTGGTCTTGAGAACTTCAACGCTAACATAATATACTCATGCATGATTACATCTAATGAATTAATATCAGCACCAGTTCTATCAGATGCTGGTGGGAATTGAATGAACTGTTCATCACTTGCTAGGTAAGCAACACCAGCATTATGAGGTTGGTAATGCTTTTTGTAAATAGCTGGATCAATAGGAAGATCAATCTTAGCTAACACATGTATACCACTCTCAAATGCATCAGGCAAAGCTCTTACACGTGTTCTATAATCTTTCCACTGTAGTTTTTCTTCAGCAGTAACAGGTGCATCCTCAAGCATTGTCCAATCAGATGTATGCAAGAAGAAATCTCTCCATGCTTTTATTCTTGTTAAGGACAACCCATTCTCTTTAGCAATTACTCTTTTAAACTTGGTATCTATATCATCTACCTGTACTGATAGTACAGCATTAAATGCTTCTCTAATCTTAACAACAAAATCTCTTGCTGTTGTTATGTTTGGTTCCTCAAATATATAATCCTTCCAATAATACTCACCAGTAGTATGGTTACGAACATACTTAGTTTTATTACAAGTATATGATTCAGTTGGAGCATCAAAATACTTAAATGTCTGCAACCTATCCTTATCAGTACTCCATAAAGGATCTAGGATTGGAGCAATATACTCAGCCCAATCACCATCTGATATTGTTTTTGTAGTAATACCACGAGTTATAACTCTGTTAGTACCACTAATAATTAATGTGTTGTTGTTTATCGTAGACATTTTTATTATACGGGTTGTTGATAGAACCAGCCTGTTACAATATATTTAGTTCCTTTGAGAACCAAATTACCTCTATGTGTATGTGTATAACCAGCAGGCCATATTACTACTGTTCCTGTGGTAGGTTTAATCCTTCTCTTTTGATAGAAGAACTCAGTCTCACCACCTTCAAAATCTTCATTAAGATATATCATCCATGTAGCAGTTCTATTTGATTCATTGTATGATCCATCTTCATGGTGAAATACATGATAACCACCTCCCTCTGGAGTTTGTTGCATCTTAACATGCCAAGACGTTAAAGGAACTGACCCTAACGAATCATATTCTGTGCAGTAATGGTTTAATGTAGATTGTAAGTATTGATTAACTTGAGATGCAAGAGTACCATTCATAGTGTCTATCATACATCCAAGATCATTACGACCCAATTTTCTTGTCTTGAACTGATTACCACCATTCATTGCATGTTGTTCAAGATCGTATGCATTGCTAAGAGGCATATCTCTCTCACTATTTGTTATGAGTGCTTGCTGCTGCCATGTTTCAAAGAAAGTAATCAGATCATTACAAAAAGCAGGTGGAACAAAATTATCCCATACTCCTATAAAATCATCAAACTTTCCTTTATCACCCATTAAGTTCATGGGTATGATAGGTGTAACCATCTCACAATAGTTAGATGCACCTGCTGCAGTTATCGCCATAATTTAATTTACCAAGCTTTAATAAGATATTTTACTCTAAAGTATTTTAACACGAGTGGAATTGGTGTACGTGGAACAATACCAGCAGATACTGTTATTTGTTCAGCACCAGTTAATGTAAGTGTACCATCATTTACAGTCATTGCAGCTGCAGATGGTGTAACTGATAATGTTTTATCAATGTTAAATGATACTGCATCACCATTATCATTGTTTAGATTTTCATTGACTTTGTTTTTACCATAAGGATTGGAGTATGCATCACTGGTACCTGGATCAACAGCCTCTTGAGGTGTTTTATCAGCAGCATCAGTTGCAGGATATGCCCTTCCACTTCCCCACATGATTCGTACTCCACCACTTCCTCCGTCACCTGCAGTGGCTTGAGTATCTGTACTAATAGGAGTATTATAGCACGAACCACCTCCACCGCCAAGAGCTCCACCATCTCCACCATTAAAATGTGTATATGAAGACGTGGATCCAGTAGCATCTTGTGAGGTTGCAAACACAGTTCCAAGTCCACCACTAGCACTACTCAACTGCCATGCTATACCACCTGGATTATCATTAATTGAACCCACACCAGTATTTGTTAGATTCCATGATAACTTATATGTACCAGCAGGAACAGTACCAAAATCCAAATTAGTATCATTGATACCATCTGTTATTGGAGTAGGATTTTTCTTTACTCCATCCCAATAGACATCAGCTGTATCATCAGCTTGAACCCTCAACCATAACTGTGTAGTTGCAGTGATATTAATTATACGCTGTCCAGTTGTTACCTGATTTAGATATGGATCTGAATTAGCTGGATTTGTAGGTCTACCCTTGCAAATACCATACTGCTGCATAAATGTAGACCACAAAGCAGTTGTATTTGTTGTTGGGTGAGTTATCATCCAGTTATTATTATTCTGTTGAGGTGCAAATGAATTTTGACCAGCAACACCACCAGAACCTCCTCCACCACCAGTCATATTTCCACCATCAGTGGATTGATTTGGTGGAGCACCAGCAACACCATTAGCACCTTGTCCTTCTAATCCTACTCCACCACCTCCACATCCACCAGTGGTTAGGCTAGTATGTGATCCAGCTCCACCTCCTCCTCCAGAACCAGCACCAGATACAATAGTTCCAGTACCACCATGAGTATTACCTCCACCACCATTTCCAGAATATCCACCTGCACCACCACCACCTCCAAATGTGGTACAATCTCCTCCATTACCACCGCCATCTCCAACAAAATCTCCACCATTCTTAGATGTATATGAAGATCCTCCTTTACCTCCACCACCACCTTTAACAGTGGTAGCAGATATGAAATAACTATCTTCACCTTCAGGCCAAGATGTTGGGTATGCTGTATCTGTACCAGCACCACCTTGACCTACGACTACTGTATAACTGGATCCTGGTGAGACTACTATATTATTCTTCCATCCAAGGCCACCACCACCACCAGCTTGTAGTGCACCTGTACCACCAGCTCCACCACCAACACAAACAACACAAATAGATGTTACACCAGCAGGTGCTGTCCAACCATATGTTCCTGTTGTCGTAAATTCTACCTGACCAATAGCCTCCTGTGTACTTCCACTAGTATATTCATGTGCATATGTAGGAGATACATCATACGAGTACTGTGCCTGTGTAGGTGAGTTTGGATCATTACCTCTTCTTGGTCTATACTCAGTGAAATAATGTGAGTGTTCAGCAGCAAATCCTCTATCTTCAGGAACCCATTGTTGAACTGGAGATCTATTGGTGACATAATTTGGTGATGCTGTATCATCCAGAGCATCTCCCTTTTCGTATGTCTGTGGTCCTGCCTCACTACCCAAAACCAAATGAGTATGTGGTGGTGGTCCACTTAATGTATGTGGTTGTAGAGGTCCAATCTTTATAACTGCCTGACCAGACAGTGTTCCTTTAACAAATCCTGTTACAGCACTGTATCCAGTTACACGAACTGTCCCAAACCCATACTCTTCAAGTTGCCTAGCTCTGCTAATATACCATTCACCACCACTAGCACCAACTTCCATAGTCGATAAGTCTGGTGTTAATGATCCAGCTCCATCAATACCATCGGGACCATTGACTCTCTTCATCCTCATGTCTGGTAAATTAAATGTACCAGTGAGTTGTGTGTTATCACCCCAATCTCTCAAGTCAACTAAAGTAGGAGCAGTTCCACCATACTTATTCTGTAATGCATCATACAATAAAGGAAAATCAGCAATATTTAATTGTCTTCCATCACAATATAACCAACCAGGATATTGGTACTCAACCTTTGTTGCATCGGTAGAATCACTAGCATCATATGCACCTACAAAGACAGACATGATAGCTCCAACAGGAGCACCAGAGTCGTTGCTCATATCAGAATAATGATTTTTAAAGGATCCTCTTTCTCTAGGCATGTTAATACTTTATTAGAAATTCCATAACAATATATGGTGAAACAACATCATCAAACTTATTTACACCAGAAGTACTTATGTTAACCGATGCTTCAAGACCATCTGGTCTCACAGTTGTAACAGCAGTAGTACATGCATAGTCAGTATCACCTACATCTCTATCAACAATATGAGAGTGTGATGTACCATCAACAGTATCTGATCCTGAAGGTACTCCAGTTGTTTCCTCTACATTTCTTGCAGTAGGATATACTGGATCCATTATATCATCATTAACAGTATCATATGGTCTTTGTTGTCCCACATTAATAGTTGTATTAAGAGGCCATGAATCTTTATCTACTACATCACTACCAGATATTTGTTTACCTTGTGCACCAGCCATTGTTTTCCACTGACTTGGACGGAAATCATTACCATCTTGTGTTTCGTTTATCTGAGCACCATTACGAGTTGCCCATCCTAAGAAATGGTTATCAAAAGATCCACAATTACCACCATTACACATACCAACTCCATTGGGATATAATCCAGATGCAGCACCTTCATAATACTGCCAATAATATTGTGCAACCTCATTACATAGTCCACCATTAGGTGCATTTCCAGCACTAACATTAACATCAGCTGCAGCCATATAATATGGTGTAGATCTATTAGGAAACTCAGCACTTTCTTTTACTGCAACTCTAGTACCACCAGAAAAATGTCCATGTGATCCTATAGCACCAGAACCAACAGTGGTAGTCTCAGTAGTAGTCGGAAGTGTCCAACCTATTGCACCAATCAAAGCAAAATTCTGTGGTGGTACTGTAAACGCACCATTAAATCCTATAGTAGCAGTATTACCAGCATTAGAGAACATCTCAACACCAACACCTGCTTTCTTTATAGTTGTTGCATTCTCTCCTGTACCAACAACCTTATTAATATTTCTATATGATCCTACGTTAGATGATGAAGCAGCTTCGATATGTTTTGATCCCAGATCAGGAACTTGAAATTGAGTAGCTCCAAGCACTTGATCAGTCTTTTTATACAAAGATCCATCACCAGTTCCAAGTATCCTTGCAAGCTCTGGATAATCTCTTTCATCATAAACAGAACCATCACATCTAATATAACCTGCTGGTAACTTGTCTATAATCTGTGCGAAATTAGGATCATTATCAGGAATACTAACACCCCAGTTAATAATAGTACCAGGTGCATTACCTAACTTAGATCTCTCTTTCTGTAGAAACTTCATTAATATGCCCTAATAAGATACATCATACTAACTGCTGGAGTCTTTACATCCACATTAATATTTAGTGCAGATGGTAGGTTCTGTGGTGCAACTGTTGTGGGTTGACCAGACAGTGTACTATCAATTTGTATATCATCAACAGCTACAATTGTGGGTGGTTTAAGGAAACCAGCATTCATTGTAAGTTGGAATGAATAATGAGTATGAGACTGTTGCTCTGCGTGATACTCATTATTATGATTCAAAGCAGCTGGGAATGTTTTGGATGTAGTTTGATCAGCAGGATTGAATAAGTTATTAGCAATATCATCTGCTTGACCCTGATAACCATACCAGTTCTTATCATTCAGATTTGCTTCCCTTTGGTTACAATTATAGACTGAGTTAACATTACTATAAGTAGCACCTAAAGGTCTAGGCATAGGTCCTTGCCACACAGGTTGTGGGTTGTATTGACCAACACCACCAGTATTATTAGGATTGAGTGCTGGTCTACCAACATCAACTATAGTTTGACCTGCAACAAATCTTGTTACTAAGGCAGTACCTTGATTACCAGAAACAGTATCAGGACTACCCGAACTTGGTGGTGTTGATGCAATAACTGTTTTTTGCTTTGCATTACCTTCTACATTGGTAACAACTTTTGGACACTGAAAGCTTTCAAAATATCCACCATCGTCTTGAACATACCTATAACCACTACCTGTATTACCAATAACAGTAGGGTTGCTATGTGTATGAGGTGGCATATGATCCTTACTTAATTTTCTAGGTAAAGTATGGAATGTCTTAAAATAGTTTGGTGGATTTATTGAAAAATTTCTAATTTGTCCAGTTATACTACTAGAATCTGTAATGGTAAAATTTATATCAGCATTAGCATTATATGATGTACCAGGACTAACACCAGATCCATCACCTTCAATTAATTTAGTAGCACCAACTCCTGTTGGTGTTAATACATCTGGTACTGATGGTAAAACCCAATCTACCTTTAATTTTAAGTCATCTCCCCCTGAAGGAAGTGAAGCAGCAGGTATAGTTATTACATCACCTGTAGAGTATCCACCACCAGCATCCACTATCTTAGATAGTCCAGCTCTACCTTGAGCATCTACATCAATAGTTATTTGACATCCAGTTCCACCACTAGCAGAAGTTACAGTAAAATTATATGTTGCGGCTGATCTTCCCTCATCCACTTCACCATTAGTGATAGTCATACCACCAACAGCACCACTCAGATATGTCTGTCCAGCTTGCAATGCAGCAACACTAACATATGATTCTTCGTAGTCTGCTAATAGTCTAGTATTTAACTGAGGTAAAGCAAATGAATCTCCAGTTATATACTCTGGATATGACCTACCATTAAGACCATTAGTAGGTCCATAAGTATTACCCAAGACAGAAGCAAGTATTGGAAAATTTATAGCTTCTAATACTTGACCATTGCATTGTAACCAACCTTTTGGTATTGTACCTTGATCCCCTGACCAAGGAAGGATCGTGCCTATTGACGATCCTCTCATTCTTTTTTCTGATTCGTATTGTTTCATTGATTATAACTCCACGAGCCACCATCCTCTAAAATTGGATGGTATTGTTCCTGTCTCTGTTCCATCTTTTGCTCCAGCGAATACGAACCCAAATCCAGCATTTCTAGTCTGAACAATCATTTCACCACCTTGATATGCACTACTTAGGCCACCAGCAAGTGTTCCAGTAGCATCACCTTGCATTTGTACACCAACTGGGGCACGAACGATTAATGATGTAGAGTAAGATAGATTACCTCCTAGGTCAATCATCCTAATCATATCACCAGTCTCTGCATCTGCTGGTAGTGTGAATACTGCTGTAGCAGCAACAGCAACGAAGTAGTTCTTACCAGTTTCAAGTGTTGCGTCAGAAGATTTGAACTCCCAGTTAAGTCCACCATTCTTACCAAAGTATCTATCAACACCAAATGCATCAATAGCAGCATCCTGACGTACTCTTATTAGTCTATCACCACTGTTACCAAGACCATTAATTTCTAATGCCTTAGTATTATCTGCTGATGTACGTGCTTGAGGAAGACTGTTAATAGTGACTTGACCACCATTAACTGTTAGATCACCAGTACCGATTGCAGATCCAGTAACACCAATACGTGTATCACCTGTCTGTGCATCTACATGTAATGTAGCAGAATCTGTAGATGGGAATTGTACTCCAGTTGTACCACTGAATACAGAGAAGTCATCATCTATTTGTAAGTGACCAGAGATCTCAAGATTACCAGTAGATGCCTGTAGATACAGAGCCATCTTCGCATCGTCAGCAGAACCTGCTGCACCATCATTCTGTACTCGTAGATTACCAGCTAACCACTCATTACCTCCCTTATCAATTATTGCTTTAGGAGCAGCCTCAGTACCAACACCAACGACTGTGAACTTACCATCGCTATCAATAGTTAGTCTAGTGTTAGCAGTTGGTTGACCATTTATAATCCTAAACTGATTATCAGTAGAGTTAGTTGATGCATTGCCTGTTAGATTTATACTAAAGTCTTGAGCACCAATTATAGTTGAGTCTACACCACCAAATACAGAATCAATTACGAAACGATCTTGTTGTGCACCATTGTTAACACTAAACTTCTCAGCATTAGTATCATTAACAGCAGTGATCTTAACAAATTCACCAGTACATGAGGGTGTGTTAGCACCATTCAATCTTAGGTAGTCACCAACACTAAACTGTCCACCAAACTCAGCAAGTGATACGAGATTAGCACTGAAGTTAAGGATAGCAGATCCAACACTACCTGAGATTGGAACAGCACCGCCATCAGGATCTAAAGATAGATTAAACCTTGTGACGCTATTACCAGTGTCATTCACTGCGTTCACAACGAAGTAAGTTGATGTAGTATTAACTCCTACAATGCTACCAACATTAGTGAAGTTAACTGCATCACCTGTTCCCAAATCATTAATAGGAACCTCAAGTGTATCAGCATTATTTACAAGATTGGATAGAGTAGGAGTTGTAGAACTCTGTGGTACTCTACCAACTAGGTAAGTAGCATCATTAGATCTTTCAAGCTTGTATATAACATCATTATCTGCATGTATCGATACAGTTGTACAATCTATGCCTCTATTAACTGGAACTATCCTTGTATTAGCATCAGCACCAGGTGAGACAACCTCAACCAATTCTGTGTTAATGATAAGAATATCACCGATCTCTATTCCTCTGACGTTGTTAACTGGTAACCTATTATACTCAGCATCAGATGAATTATCTGTCCATTGAGTTGTACCAGTACCAGTATCAACTAAGGTATTCTGTAATGTAATACCAGCAGATGTTCCTGGAGTACCTCCAACCTGTACAGGTGCTCCCCCTTCAGTTAGAGAGATCTGGAATGTGCTACCAGAACTACTAATAACAAAGTATGTTGCTCCTACTGTAATACCACCACCAGAGAGTCCAGTAATATCAGTGAATTGAACTGTATTACCATTTAAGAAGTAGTTTTCATTTACAGAGATAACTCCATTTGCTGCAACACTAGTGATAACCTGAGCATTATCAATATCAGAGACATACTTATAGAAATCAACATTGAGATTCTGTAAGCTACCAGCAGCGTGAGCTACCTGTGATGTATTGAGTTGTTGTCTATCAACTGTAACAGTACCACTGTTAGATCCACCATGCATAGTTACATCACCATACATGTCTGTATCACCATTAACTTTCAGAGAGTTTCTAACCTCTGTAGTACCAGCGACACCACCAATAGCAAACTGTGATGCTCTAGTTGCAAAGTTTACAATAGAACCAGCACCAGCTCTGGTGAATAGGTTGATAGTCTGTGAATTAGATTGTAGATCACCACCATTAACATCTAAATCACCATCAAGAATGGTTTGAGCATTCTTAACTGTTAGTGTTGAGTTAGCAGTGTTGCTAAATGCACCACCCACTGTGATGATTGACTTATTAGTAGCACCATCAACAACTGTACCAATGTTAATTGTTGAATCAGTAGATGATGTGTGTACATTTAATGTTGTATCAGTAGATGATGTACCAACATTAATTGTCTGAGGTGATGTTGCATCCTCAAAGAGGTTTACATTAGTTGCAGCACCACCAATATTTAATGTGGTTGCATTAGTATCAAGGACATTGAAGGTTGTTGCATTAGTAGTAATACTTCCACCATCAATGTTTACATTACCATCTATGTCTGCGTTAGCAATATCATTACCAACAGTTACTAAGTGTAATGCATTTGTTTCACCTGATCCTACCTTGATAGTAAGAGTCGCATCTAAATCAGTATTAGTTGCGTTAATACCTACTCTAGTTGCAGCAGTTGAAACTCTAAGTGTTGCTAAGTTATCTGATGTGATTGAATCTCCACCAACGATCAATGCGTCAGTAAGACCAGTTTCAGTCTTAGTTGTGGTTGACTCACCAATATAATTATTGATTGCCTTACCACTAATGAATGTATTACCAACAACATCCAAGTTCGCTCTTGGTTCTTGCTGATTGTAAACTACACCGCCAGCAGTGTATGTTAAGAACGCATATTCGTGTGCAGCATGTGCAGTACGAGCAATAGTGTTAACACCTAGTTTGAACTGACCATAAGAATCAGTTTCTGTTCTAATTGCCTGAGAACCAATTACACCAGTTTCCTTCCAACTTTCGTCAGATCTTTCAAGAATAGCAGTTGGTTGAAGTGTAGGATTCCAAGTAAATGTAGTTGTAGCAATGGAATTAGCGATAACAAACTCACAGAACCCATTATCTGCACCTGTCTGATCTGCCTTAGTAATAACCCACTTACCATTAACACGTGGATCGGAGAACCCTTGAATACGGATTGTCTTACCAACACTAATATTAATACCACTGTCTGAGTTAATAAATGCACCAGACCAATGAATCTGGAGAGTATTACTACCATTAGCTAGAAGTTGAAGTATACTTCCTTCTGGAATAGCTGAGTAGTAGTTAGCATATATCCAACCAAGAGAACCACTTTTCTCAATTGATTTGCCCTTATAGAGTATGTCTCCTGCTTGTGGATTAGCAGCTACATCAGTAGAATTGTAATATCTTACAAACTGACTAGCATCGAATGGAGATGGACTTGATCCTTGATATGGTGTCCTATTACTAGGTTCATTCTCTGCGTAAGAGAAGTTAGTACGTATACTATACTCTTGACCTGGGAATAGTGCTGTACCACGACCTTTTATGTGATAAATTGCCGTGGAAATTTTATTCCTACTTATGGTTATATCACCTTGATTTCTATCAGCCCAATTACCTCTGGTTAATGTAACATCTTCAGCACCACCATCACTTCTTGGGTTAGCAAGTATACTTAAGGAAGGAACCTCAGTAGGTGGTTGTGTACTAATAATTACTCTATTATTAAAGTAACCAACACCCTCAACAGTAATCTTATCCTTAAATGTAACAGGAGTATCAAATGATGTTACAAGTGTGGTAATAATATCAGTATCATCTTCAGATGAAGATAACACTGCTTTCTCTAGGAATGTTTCTTCACCAGTGATAGCATCAATCTTCTTGTTACCAATGTATAGGTCACCATTAGAGTTAAGACCAGTGTAGAATACAATACCACCATCTTCACGTTTTGCTTGTGCGTAGTAGTCTTGGAACTCAGATAAGATAACTTCTTGTCTAGCAGGTAGACCAGATGAATAGTTACCTGGACCAAAACCAAGGTATTCAAACGTATGGTTACCAGATCTAGCGATAGATGGTCTTCTTAGTTCAATGTATACCTTCTGATCATGAATAGATGCAGCATCACCAGCAATAGGAAGTCTCCTTTGCTCTGAACCAGCAGTAGCATTACCTGTAAGAGCTTGAAGTCCATTAGTTCCAGTGTAACTATATCCACTGAAGTATCCTGTCTGAGTTAAGTCTTCAATTGTTTCCTTAGTCATTGACCTCTTATAGTCATTGACCCAGACAAGACCATGTGTATAGTTGTCTGCGAAACTGTTAGCAGCAGGTGGATCTGTAATTAATGTATCCTTAGTACCATTGTTGTCTATAACCTGATACCATGTAGGATCATTCTTATAATCTAGTGGGTATAGTGAGGAGATAGGTTGAGAGAACTTAAAGTTCTGGAAGTTACCACCAACACCAGCACCACGAGGTAGAGGTGAAATGTTACCACGAACTGCAGTTAGATAATAGATACCATCTTGTTGTCCAGAAACACGTGATTGAATTGTCTCACTCTCAAAGATATAGAATGTATCATCAATGTCTTTAACATCTTCAACAGCAGAAACTGTGTAGGTGTTACCTACAGAGTCATTCATTGTATCACCAGGTGTGATGGTGAATACGTTAGAATCCCCTACCACATAAAGATTGTTAGATTTACTATCTCTACCACTGTTAACATCTGACTGTTGATCAGCATACACAGAACCCTGTTGGAATCGTGTATTTACTAAAGAATTATATGTTGGTCTAGCACTTACATCCTTAAGGATAATATAATGCTTAGAACCTACCATAAAGTATGCATGGATATATCCAACTCCACTACTACCACCAGTCCATTCTACTATGTTAGTAGGAGAAGATTGAGTCTTACTTACAGCAAATGCACCTGCTTGTGGAGCATTAATCTCAACAGTATGGAATACTGTGTTCTTTAAGTTTGGTGCGTTAGTATCATCAACTGTAAGATCAGATACAGTAAGCTGTAGTTTCTTAGAACCTGTTGGACCTATTTGCCTAGCAGAACGAATACTGAATCGAATATAGTTATCAGTATTAACCTCCAAAGCATAATTATCTGGATCATATACATTCTTAGCACTTAATGTACCAGCTTGTACTGCATCATCAAAGTCTGCCTTAGTCATACCAAGACTTTCAGTTGAGTTAGCAGACTGTGGGTTACGGAAGTCAGCAACATCAGGTGATCCACCAACCTTTTCAAGTGTAATATTCTGCGGAATTAAATTACGCTTCGTATCAGTACGGATCTTCATTACGAATCCGTTGTTTGGTTCTCTTACAGAACCAGGATAATCCTTGGGTTGTACATAACGTAAACGATAGATACGATCATCTGCCTTACGATCATCCTTAAGACGAGTGTAGTAAGAATCAGTTGTCTGTGTTTGACCTGAAGCAGGATCATAGTCATTCTCTTGGATCCTAGTGATTATGTTATCATCTAAACTAGTTTCATCCTTAAGATTCAAGTACCACAATCCATCGGGTATCGTTGGAATTCTAGAAGAACTAGTATCAACAAAGGTTGGGTCAAACCTCATTGGTGATGTACGCTTGTTAGCGAAGACATACCATGATTGAGCTGGGTTGTTGACTAGAACTACCTCTGGTGCACCAGTGATAGCATCCTGTGCAGTAGCAAAGATCTTAAATGTATCTTCTGTCTCATACCTTACATAGTACTCTTGAGTAGAAGATACTTGAGATCCACCACCACCAGATATTGTAGGTAATACACCTGTCTGACCATCAGATCCAGTATCTCTAAAGAAGATCTTCTGTAACTCAGCAGCAGGGATACCATTTGTTGGCTTATCAAATATATGAGCAACTTCTGTCTTGAATACAGTACCACTAGACCCATTGAAACCAACTCTATACTCATGTAAATCATATGTTGTGTCTAGTACATACTGTTCGATTAAGATCTCAACATCGTCATCAAGAGATTCAGTCTCTGGTGAGTAGATGTATATACCAGCAGCTGCTGCTTCGGGTGACTCAGCAAGCATCAACTTAGTTTGATCACTACCATCAAATATACCACTGTATACAGCAGAATCATTGTAGTTAAATGGTTGTGTGTTACGACCTGGAGCAATTACATAGTAAGCTCTGTTAGGTTGGAATCCAAGTGGTAGACGAATGTCTCTCTCATCTGGAGTCTTACCTGCCTTAGCACGAGCAACAAGTCTAACTGGGGTTCCAGTCTCAAACTTATGAGGGTTAGTACCACCAGCATCAACAGTGAATAATGATGAACGCTGTGCAAACTGATCAGTAGATGTACTTGGATTAGTTCTAGGAACAGCATTTGGTGTTGGAGTTGATTTAGTTGTAGCAGCAAACTGTCCAGCATTATTAGAGTATGCTGTGACTGAATCTGTAACAGCACTAACAAAGGTATGTGTATAAGCACCACCAGCCTTCACAGCAAACTGCTTTCCACGTACAAATGTATGTGTGTAGTTACCACCAGTAGAAACAGAGGATCCAAGAGCAGATACAAATGTATGTGCTGTAGTGTTAGAAGAAGTACCAACATCTACTGTAATTGTAGTTCCTGTTGATGCTAATATAGGTAATGATGTATCACTAGCAGGGTCAGATGTGCGTGGATAAGTATGGTTACTACCATGACTATCCTGTCCACAAGTAAATGTTAATGAATTATCAGCAATCTTAACAGACTCACCAGCAAGTGTAATAGCATCAGCAGCAGCACTTACAAATGTATGAGCAGTGACGTTAGTAGAAGGAACAGTAGTTAATATCTGAACATCAAATGTATTTTCAGTTACTTTAAGAACAGGCAACCATTTTCCACTTGCAGGGTCACTAGCACGTGGATATGTGTGGTTTGTAGCATTGCTATCTTCAGCACAAGTAAATGTGAATGAATCATCAGCAATTCTTACTCTATCTCCTAGAGAGAATCCATGATTAGCAACAGTAGATGTTAAGATACCAGTTGCAGGATCATAAGCAGCATCAGTTGCTGTGTGAGTGCTTGGTCCACTAAGAGTATGACTACCAATAGTAAGAACCATCTCACCAGTGGTAGGAGTAAATGTAGCAGCAGTTGGTGTGTATGTAACCTCTGGTGTAGCACCAACAGCAACAGTTATAACACCAGTCTGTTTCTTAACAGCACCAGCAGATGCTGATACGAAGTTATGAATAGATGTATCTGGTGAAGGTGATACATTAATTAAGAACGTATCATTAGTAGCAGTAGTGATCTCCAACCATTCCAATGAAGCTTCGTCAGTTGCTCTAGGATATGTGTGATTACTTGTATTGCTGTCCTTAGCACATGTAAATGTTAATGAATCATTTACAAGTTTAACCATACTACCAACTCTAGTAACAGAGTTGTTACCAGCAGAGACAAAGGTATGCACAGATGTATCAGAAGAAATTCCAATCTGAACATCAAATGTATTACCTGTTATATTCTGTATAGGGAGTTTCGTATTTGAAGCAGGATCAGTTGCTCTAGGATAACTGTGGTTAGTAGCATTACCATCCTTAGCACATGTAAATGTGATAGAATTATTAGCAAGGATAACACTAGTACCAGTAGCAAACTGATGATTAGCAACAGTAAGGGTTAATATACCTGTAGTTGGGTTGTATGCAGCATCAGTTGGTGTATGTGTACTACGTGCTTTGAATCCATGACTAGCAACAGTAAGTACAAGCTCACCGTTTACTGGATTATAAGATGCATCAGTTGGTGTATGATCTGTCTCTTCTACAGCAGAAACAGCAACTGCAGTGTTGTATGCTGGATCAGATGTTCTAGGATATGAGTGAACAGTTGCATTACCATCCTGAGTACAAGTAAACTCTAGAGCGTCCTTCTCTAACTGTAATGTATCTCCTGTAGAAATATTGTGAGCACCAATACTTAATACTAGGTCACCATTAGCAGGGTTATAGGTAGAATTAGTAATATTATGTCCTACTAATGGTGTTGTACCAACATTGAAGGTAACAGTATCAGCAGTTATATTAGTAATATCTCTGATATTATTCTTATATGCTGGATCTCCTACACGTGGATATGCATGATTTGATCCATGAGAATCCATAGAACAAGTGAATGTTATTCCAGCAGTATCAACTCCAATCTTATTCTGAGCAGATAAACCATGACCAGCCATAGTCAAAGTCATATCACCAGTTGCACCATCGTATGTTGCACCAGTAGGTGTGAATGTTCCTAATGCCTGAGATGTAAGTCCAGCAGTATCGATACCATACTCTACTATTTGGAATAGAGTAGACATTGCTGAGATAACATCAGCACAATATACTGCATTAACAGGACTAGGATCAGTTGTAATTGATGTATCTTTTGTCTGAGTATATGATGTAGTTACGCCAGCTCTAGGAGTATACGTTACATTTTGAATAATTGCAGAAGCAATCTGTTTCGCTTTTCTGAAGGTATAGATTGACTGCTGTTCTTCACCCTCAAGGTGAGCACCTACAACATATAGATTAGCAGCATCCCAAACCTGATTATTTGAACCAAACTTTACGTTATATGCAACTGCCTCAATGATATCTACAACGTCATCAAAACAGTTAACACTACCACCAGGTACTGTATGAGTAGGATACTCAATCAACATATCCTTGACTGCTACATCAGCGATGTAGTTCTTGTTAGCAAGTAATAGATCATGTGCATCAGCATAACGATCACCAACTGGGTTAATACCTTGGTTAATAGTTGTCTTGATGTTGTTCATCAAGGTTGATATACCCTGTGCAGTAGCATTACACTGAGGATATACTGTATCCTGAGTAATATTTGCGTCTACAGAACCTACTGTGGATGAGAATACACCTTTACGAACACCATTTTGATCTTCTAGTGAGAACCATAGGTTAGCAGATGCATTAGTTCCAGTAGCATTTGCAGCAGCACCTGTAAAAGGTGTGCTTCTTTGTCCAGCAACAACGCTACCAATTTCAATAGTTGTTGAGTTTACAATATTCTTAATGTAAGAATCAGTAGGAATATTTGCTGTTGTTAAAGTATTAGGATCAGCAGTTGTATTATTAGAATTAAGTCCTGTATATTCCTGAACCTTCATACCAATAACAAGTCCAACCGTAGTAGGAACTGTTACCAATGAAGAGTTATTAGAGATAGAACATCCTGTCTGTAGGAATGTCCAGTTACGTACTGAAGCGATAGCAAGATCACGAGCATACTCAAATCCTTCAATGGTCTCAAACTTTTCACCATCAATATAATTTAACTGACCACCAGTGAAATAGGATTCAGCAGCTTGTAATGTATTGATGTTACCACCAAGACGTAAGTCTGAGATAACTGCATCAAGAACTAACCCAACGTCTCTCTGACATTTACTAATGATAATGTTCTTAGTAAGAAGATCTGGATATTTTGTAGTGATGTATCCATAAGTCTCTTCTTGAATAAGTAGTTTGTTATCCTCTATTCTATTAGCAGCATCTTGATCCTTATTATTAACAGCTACTGTAGTAGGATTAAGGATCTGTAATGATGATGGATAGAAATTATAACCAGAAGGTGTTAACGTACCATTATAGATTGAATCTGGTACTGGAGATTTACCAGAACCACTTCCATATGGATCCAACTCAACATAGATCTTCTCATTACTCTTAGCACCTATTCTATACCCACCAAGAGTAGCAGCAGGACGTTTCTTAGGATCTGTAACATTATCACTACCACCAAAGTAAAGCTTAGTATTGCTACCACGTGATGCCTGAACATCCCATGTATAGTAATCAATTCTCTCATTATTAGCAGTTGAATCAATTAATTTTTCTGGTGGTATAATAGCATCGATGTATCCACCTTTATCTTGGTTAAAGGAATATCCTTTATGTCCTTTAGCATGTAGTGATGTATTACCAAAGTTACTGTTAGAGTTGGTGATACTCATATCACCACCACTTTCCATTAGGAAGTGATCAGCAAAACCAACAGCGAAGATACTAACACACTGAATGAATG